CACCAACGGTGTCAACAGCTTTGGATTGTTCGTTCATCATGGCGATGTTCCTCAGTTGAAACGCAGCAACGCCGCCGAGGACGTGTTAGCTGGCATGGTGATGGTAAAAGTTGAAGTACAGGTCTTATCAGACCCAAAGTCCAAAACAGCAATGGATTTGTTTCCCTTGCTGGAGTTGTAAATCAAAGCGCCCCGTGCTGTAAACGCAGCAGGGTTCCAGATCACATCGTTGAAGTTCACGTAGATCACTGCGGGGTCATACAGGGTTTCTGTACCAGTGCTGATGGTCGTGCCCGTCAACGTCTTGCCGCCTGCCGTATAGCCGGTGCCCGTGACCTCTCCATCCGTCGTGTAAACGGTTGTCGTTGGGCCGAGCGTGGCGTTACCCGTGTAAAGCGCAATCTTCAGCGTGTCCGTGGAAAGATCTTGGACAGCACTGAGGATCTGCAATTTAAACGAGTTGGTCAGGCATTGGATGATCATGTGACTGCCTGCCTATATTGCCCAGACCGGTATGCGTCCTGGCGCTCCATGCCGTCCCCAAGGCGCTTGGCAAGTGCGAGAGCTTCCTTGTACTTCGCATCGTAAGCCGTCATCAGATCAGGCTCTTGCTTCATGTAAGTAGCGGCCTCGACCAATGACCCATAAAGAAGAACTGGGTCAAAATTATCCCCAAGCCAAGTTGTACCCGCAGTGACAATAGACTCCGGTAGGAAGAAATAATGCAGTTCAATCGTGTATGATTTGTCTGGCGTCGGGCCAAGGATGAACGTCAATTCTTGAGGAAGACCTGTTGTCGGGCCAAACAAAGCGTAATACTTTGGAATCCCTGTTGCCGTTGGTACGGGATACGCCTGACGGATGAAGTTCACATCTTTGTTCAACAGGTACTCATAAGCGCCGTCATCATCAACCGCTGCCATTGAATACACGGCCAAAAAGTCCGTTGGACACGCCAAATACTTGTTGCTACCCGAAGTCACTCCCGTCACGTTCTTACGCAACGAGGGGAACTGGATGGTGTTGTAGATCCTTTGTTCCGCCTGCTTGATGAAAGTATCAAGAATGGTCGGGTCGTTGGAATAGTCAAAGCTATTCTCAGCGTAGTTCTGGATCGAGGCAACAAGTTGGGTGTAATTCACGCCATCGGCCCCCGGCACATGAAGCCCTTGGTAGCAGCACCAGCCCCGCGCATTTTGATGCCCGAGGTCTTGGTTTCAGCGTAGGGCTTGCTGCGCACAGCATTGACACTCACCGCCAAGTCGTCTGCCTTCAAACGATTGCCACCTTCGTAGCCCGCGTTCTTCAGATCAACGCCTTCCTTGCCATCCATAGTGTGAGGAGGAGCATAGACCTCGGCTTGACCGACTTCTTTGCCCATCAATTTTTTGCTGAATGCCATGGTTCACCCCGTCTTTTGGTTGGCTGCGCGAGAAAGATTGCGACCCAAGCGCATACGGTCATCGGTGGTCGGGCCACCCTTCTTCATGCCCTTAGCGTGCATACGGGACTCGTGACCTTTGACGGCCTTATTGGCCTCAACGTCAGCGATTCGTTTAACCTGTTTCTTGTCCATGTGAACTCCTACGTCACGGATATTGTCACTGTACCAACTTCGCTGGTTGAAGCCAAGTAGTTTGGCGTCAATCCATCATCATTTGCTCGTGGCCCACCCACCGGATTCCAATTCCACTGGATGACCAGCATACCCTCGCTGGGATATCCTTCTTGGTCAAGTCCGGTTCCCGTAGTCGGAGCGGTTTGCAAACCCGACGTTCCAGAGGCATACCAAGTATTTGTATCCGGTCTTGGATCGCGGATGGCCTGTGGGTCTTCCACAGGATACATACCCAGTTGAAGCTGCGGGTGATCCGGAGTCCAGCACGACGGGCAGACCTTGTACTGAACCTGCTTGGTCTTGATGATCAGTTTCTTGAGATTCTTCAGGTCGTAGCGAAACCCGCAAAAATCGCAGAAGCCAAACGCCTTATAACCATTGGCAAACCGGTTGCTCATATCCCGCTACCAATAAACATCTGACGGGGCACAAGCCGCAAAGCAGCCTTCTCGCGGTCTTCCGAAGAGGCTAAATCCCAGGCTTCGTCATATTGAGCCTTGAGGACTTGCATGCGATCCATCCCACCAGGAAGCTTCATCGACAGGTAGTAAGCAAGCCCTGCGACAAGCGCATTGATGAAACGGAACGGGACATCCTGGGTGTTGACGCCATTGCCAGCGTCGTCGATACGGCGAAGCCTCCAGTAGACAAACTGGTACGTCTGTGAGCCATCAGGAACAGGCCACACCGTGAACTGTGGAGCGGCTTGCTGTCGGTTAATCCAGACCTGAATTGGGCGGGCCTGCTGTAACTTGTTGGGTATCGAGGAGTAGGTAGAAACACTGATACGAGTAATTTGCAAGTCGGCTTGCGTTGACGCATTTCCGGCTCCGGTTCGGATCACATGCTCAATAAGATCAACAGTGTCAGCAGGTAACGTGTAGGTGGCGGTGCCTTGAGTAAGAGTCTGAGTCCCTTGCTCAATAGTCCACATGTTGATACCACGATTAGCCCAATCAGTGAACAGCAGATTAAGGCTGCGTCGTGCAGTCCTAAAATCATACCCACTGCGAAGCTCGGCTCCGCATCGCTCAAAGGCTTCCTCGATGTACTCATTGAGGTCGAGGTTGAATGTCGTGGTTCCTGAGAGTGCCATTTACTTCTTCAGACCCTTTAAGGTCTGAGCCAAACGTGCGCGTTGACCCATCTTCCCAGGAGCCTTGGCTGCCTTGGCAAGTTTACCGGCAGGGATGTTCTGCCCCTCCTTGACGCCCAACGACTTGCGCAAAGAACCGGGCTTGGAGATCGCTTTTTGAATCCACTTCTCAGCCATTATCTGTACCTCGCTGTCTTTTGAGCAATGCCCTTGGGTTGACTTACGAATTGTTTTCCTTTGGCTTTCCCAGCACGCTTCGCACGAGTTGTTGCAGCGTACTCAGAAGGGCTGAGAGCCTTGATAGCAGCCTCTGGAAGATATCGCTCGCCAGTTTTAGAAGACGGTTTACCACTTTTAGTCCTCCACTTCTGTGCAGTCCAGTCCTTGAGGGATTGCTGCGGCTTCTTCACACTAGCTTTCCACGGGTTTTGCCGCGCATGGCGCAGCCATCGGCGGCTTTCACATACCCGCCTTTACGGTACTCTTGTTCCACCATTCGCGTCTTGCGGCCACCAGACATTAAAAACTGCCCCAAGTCACCGCCATATTCTGGGTTGGCATACCGCCCTTTTTTGGAATCCTCAGCCAACCGCATGGCCGCAGCCAAGTTACTTCCGCGAACATCTGTCCGCGCAGCCATTTTTTCGTCGTCTCGGATAGCTTTGTATGTTTCTTTCGGGGACAGTTTGTTCCCCGACATCGGATAGTCAGCGGGATCAATATCAGTATCAATACTTTTTTTAGCCACGATACCCACCGCCTTTCTCTTTGTACTGCTTGGCCAGAAGCTGCGCCTTGCGGGCGCTCCACTGACCTGCTGCCGTGCCCTGCACAGCCTGCCCCTTGATCTTGTTGAACAACGACTTACGCATCCCAGGCTTGGTGTAATTTCCGGCTTCATTGACCTTGGATTTAACTTCACCACCTTCAGCGTATTCCGTGAAGTCAGTGTTGTCCCGCCGCGCTTTGCGCTTCGGCCCAGGCATCTTTGATGGGTTAATTGCGCCCATCCCGCGTGAAGCCATCACTTCTTGCCTTTCATGTAGCCGCCACCGCAAGCTACGATAGTGCCACGGGTCTTGCCACGTTGGGCGATGCCATCAGCACGTTTAGATGCAGAAACTTTTCCACCTTTTTTCATCCCCGGATTGGGCATGATGCGGTTGTAGGCTTTTTCTGACTCGCGTTGGATACCGCGTTCACGGATTTGGCCTTTGATTGCATCCTTTGTGGATTCGGAAACGTCCGACCCCATGGCCTCTTCCAAAGCTTTTTCTTTGGCCATTTCGGCAACAGTGGGGGGATTTACAAAGCCACGCCCGCCACCAACCCGGCGGCTACTAAGCATGTCTTTCAATTCAGCAAGACTAGGCATGATGCCTCCTTAGCACTTTCCGCCGCGCTTCATGCCTTTGTTGCCAGCCATCTTGACGACGGTGCCCTTGGTCTTGCCCTTTGAGGCAACACCGTCACGGCTCGGAGCGGCGGTCTTGACTGCGCCCATCTTGGAAGCGGCCATGCCACCACCAGCCATTTTCTTCATCTTCATACCAGCCTCTTCTTTCTGCTCGCCACGAGCGTACTGTTGGGGAGTAATACGCCCAGACTTGATAGCCTTGGCTTCCTTGAGTTCCTCGGCATAGGTCTCTTTGCCGCCGAACAATTTCTTTGCCATACCGCCTCCGGCTTTGTGAGTTTCAAACTTCTGCCCCACTGATTGGGGGATGCCAACCTTTTTAGCAAATGATGGGCTATGAGCTACTGCCCGCATCAATCTTTCCTGCTTTGCACTTGCGTAAGGCATCAGATGTACCTGCCCTTTGTCTTGCCGCGCTGGGCAATACCATCAGCCCGTTTAGACGCAGATGAAACCTTTGGCTTGGACTTCACCTTACCGCCGCGTTTAAAGTCTTCGTCCTGGTCAAAGG